AAAGAATTACAAGATAAATATGACAATTTAAAAAATGCTATAAAAGAATCTTATGGTGCAAATATTGCGTATGCAACTGGAATGATAAAAGCATATCAAGATACTAGCAAGGAATCTACTGAATCTGTTGCTATCCAAATTGCTAATACAAAAAAATTAATGTTAGCAGAACAAGGATATGAAATTGAGTTTCAAGACAGAATGAGTAAGTTAGCATATCAATATTATAGTGGCAAAATAGGATTGGATGAATATAATGCCGAAGTATTCAAGTTACAAGAAGAATTTGGAAAGATTCCATCCGCTGGTGTTAATGCTGAAAGTGCTATAGCTAATTTTAATAAGCAATTAGTTGATATAGATTATGAAAGTCCTGAAAAAACAGCCGATGCTATTGAAAATATAAGTAAAAAATTTGACAGTACTATTACTACATTAAACAACGAAAAAGATAATGTAAATAAATATTGGGATAAATATATTGAAAATGCACAAAACGCAGTTAAAGAATTAGAATTGTTAGAAGAAAAAGGCACAATATCAGAAAAACAAAAAGAGATGTTAAATACCTACAAAGAAGAAATATCACAATATACACAAAACAAGGAAACTGCAATGCAAACTATCGAAACCACAATAACGGAAATACAAGGTAGTTACAAGGGCTATTTAGCAACTATATTGACTGATTTAACTAGTAATGGTGCAGATTTATCATCAGAATTTTCTGGTACTATGGATACTATTCAGGACGACTTAACAAAACTACAAGATGTAGATATGAGTGGTTTTGGAAAAACAATGTTTGATGGAATGATTAAAAGTATCGTAGATAATGAATCCCCTTATTTAATTAATATAGGTAATAAGTTTAATAAATATGGAATAAATGCTGGTGATGAATTTGGAGCAGCATTAAGCAAACGTTTAGACGATACCGAGTTAAAAAGTGCAGTATATGATTCATCATTTAAAACAGGTCAAGAAGCCCCTAAAGGATTTAAACAAGGTTCATACGACTATATACAAAAATATGGGGCAGGTGGTGAAGATCTTGTAAAAGGATTTGTTGGACCAGTACGAGATGGTTTAAAAATTAAATCACCATCTAAAGTTATGGAAGAACTTGGTAGTTATGCTGTACAAGGTTTCATAGTTGGTATTGAAGATGAAAGTGATAGTTTGAAAAAGGCTATTCAAAAAATGCTTTCAGAGATAAAAAAACAATTTAACGAAAATATATTTACTCTTAATATTGATACAAACATTGAAAAATCATTTAATTCAATATTAACTAAACTTCAAACATTTACAAGTAAGTTTAGAACTGGAATAAATAATATGCTTAAAGGCATGAGTACAGCAATGAACAATATAAGAGTTGGTTCAGATAACAAAATAGTATATACTTCTATGCCTTCTATAACTGTTCCTAAATTTGCTAATGGTGGTTTCCCAGAAGATGGTTTCTTCTATGCAAATCATAATGAATTGGTTGGTAAATTTAACAATGGAAAAAATGCTGTAGCTAATAATGAACAAATTATTGAAGGTATTCAAAGTGGTGTATATAATGCTGTTTTATCTGCTATGAGCCAATATGGTGGTGGAACTAGTCAAATAGATGTTCATGTACATACTGACGAAGGTACAGTAGTAGATAGAATAAATCAAAAAACTAAGCAAACAGGAAGATGTCCAATAAACATTCCTTCCTATTAAAATAAAGTGTAGCACTCCATCTTTGAGGGAAATTGAAAGATGGTGATATGATGATACAAGAATTTAATCAAGGTGTATATACATACAAATTAACTACTCCAGCATTAGTTATTTCAAAAGTAAAAATAAATAATGTTGATATATCTAAATACTTAACGAACCAATCACAAGTAGGGTGGTATGACGTATCAAAAGATAGTGGACGTGATACGACTACGGCTGATGGACGAATGATACTAAATGTAATATCACAAAAGTATAGATTAGATTTAGTAACTAGGCAATTAACGAGAGATGAATTGGTAGATTTCTTTGCACAAATAAAGATAGCTCCTACCATGTCTGTTTCCTTCTTAAATCCATTTACTAATAGTTGGAAAACTATAACGTGTTATAGGGGAGATAGAGTAGTACAATCTACTTATCCTATCAAAGCACAAGAGACTAACAATAACGTAACAAGTGATGTGTTAGTTGAAATGTTTAATGGTGTCTCACAGGCACTAATAGAATTGTAGGTGGGGTATGGCAACAAGTGAGTTTATAAATGAGTGTAAGAACTATGCAAACTGTAATAGATATGGAAAACTAGAGTTTTCTAGTCCTGCCTTAGAACTAAATCAAAGTAATAAAATCCAAGAATTTACTATAGATAGTGGTTGTTATGATAATGGAAACATTATAGGTAGTGTGTATGTTACTAAGTTTAATACACAACTAATAAATGCTTTAGATGATACAGTAGAAAATAGAGAGTTTGATGCAAGTGTAGGAGTTACTTATACCACTACAGAAGAAGTTGAAGGTGAAGAAGTAGAAACCGATACTACTGAATATATAGGTATGGGTACTTATGTAGTAGAAAAGCCTAAAGACGAACAGACTACTAACTTTAGTTCCTTCGTTGCTTATGATTTATTAATGCAACACTTAGAGGATAAGTATGTATCTAACTTAGATTATGAAAACGACACCATAACTATATCTGATGTATATGATGAGTTATGCACTAATTTGGGTTTAACACCTGTTACTACAACTTTTACGAATAGTACTATAACGGTTGAAAATAATCCGTTTGGTAATGGTGAAACCAATAGAACCGTACTACAGTCTATAGCTAAAGTAGCGTGTGCATTTGTATATATAGATGATGACACAAACGAGATAGATTTGAAATGGTTGAGTGATAGTTTAGATTACACATTTCAACCTAATGATTACTCTAGTTTAGAGGGTGGAAAAGTAGTATATGGACCAGTTAATTCTTTAATCATTAAAAACAGTACAGTAGATAGTGAAAACGTATCTTATAGTGATGATGAAAGCATAGCATTAAATGGAGAACACCAACTAGCCATAAGCGAAGATTATTTCTTATATAATGCTACTAAAAGACAAGAGGCTTTAACTGCTATATGGAACAAAGTAAATGGATTAACTTATACAGAATGTACTTTAACTACTTATACTGGTAAACCATTCTTAAAAAAAGGAAGTAAGATACGAGTATATTTAGATAATGAAAACTATATAGATAGTTATGTATTACAAAACGAGTTTAAGTATAATGGTGCATTTTCCAACGTAATAAAAGCGCCTGTACTAACTGAACAAGAATTAATAACTAAACAGGATGTAAGTTTAGGTGAGGCATTAAGAAACACACAAATAATAGTAAATAAACAAGATGGAACTATAACTTCTTTGACTAAGAGAACTCAGGCATTAGAAAATGATAATATTGATATTAAAACCAATTTTGGTAATTATACATTACAAAGTGATTTTGTTGACTTACAAACACAAGTTATAGAAACACAAACAGATACTTATAAAAAAACAGAAGTACAACAAATACTAAAAGGTACTTTCTATGATGAAAACAACAATAGAATAGTAAGTGAAATAGTTAAAACTACTAGCGGAACATTTGATGAAAATGGAATGACTTATGAAAAGACTAATGCTCAAACAAAAACAACTATTAATGAAGTTGGAGTAAATACTAGAAGGACTAGCAACAATGAATCAATTTTGTTTGCTGGTTATGTCGATGACAATAACACAGAATATGCTGATTTTAAAGGTCAAACAATAGTAGCTAGTGAAAATATGCAAGTTAAAAATTATTTTGTAATGCCTACTGCTCATTCTCGTATAGAAAAATATGAAAATGGTGGAGGTATGTTCTATGTATAAGATAGGTGATAGATAATGGCTAGTGTGCAAACAAATAAAATTGATGGACGTTATTTAAAATTAACTGTTACAGAAGAAAGTACCAGTATTGAAAATAATACATCTACTGTAAGATGGTTGTTGGAATCTATTGGCGGAAATTCTAACTATTACAATGTTTATAGTGTTGAGGTTAAAATAAACAATTCTACCGTATATGGACCAACAACTAAAACGTGGGATAGTAAAGTGTTCCCAGCAGCTAAAGGTTCTACAAGTGGAACAGTAACGATTAATCATAATCCTGACGGTACAGCAGACCCATTGCCTTTTAGTTTAAGAGGCTCTGTATATAATAACAATCCACAAACATATAGTGATAACTTGACATTATCAACTATACCTCGTGCAAGTTCGATAACTGTAAGTGATGCAAATATAGGAAGTGCTACCAATATAGTTATAAACAAAGCTAGTAACAGTTTCACAACCACACTAAAATATAGAGTAGTTGGTGAGAGTAACTGGAGAGAACCAGCAATAGTAACAAAAACATCTAATCAAGTATATGGTTGGACAGTACCTACGAGTCTTTACACTTCAATACCAAGTTCTAAAACGATACAATGTGAGTTTCAAGCTACTACTTATTCTGGAGATACACAAATAGGTAGTCCTACTACGACAACAGCAACATTTACAGCTACAGGTAATCCAACAATAGGAACTAGAACAGCAACGGATGTGAACTCAATAACTGCACAACTAACAACAGGTTCAAACACAAGTACAACTAAAATGGTTAAATATGCCTCAAATGTTCAAATATCAGTAAGTGCTACTGCTCAAAATAGTGCATATATAAGTTCTATTACAGTTAACGGTAATAACGTATCATTGAATGGAACAAGTACAAGTACGACAAGAAGTGGAACTTATACCTTTAATGGTGCTACTACTAATACATTTACGATAGTGGCAACAGATTCAAGAGGTTATACTACAACAAATACAACATCAAATACATTGACAATGATTAATTATATACCGTTGACTTTGAATGCTACTATAGAACGTAATCAACCAACAGATGGAAAAATAAAAATCAGTTATTATGGTAATTATTATGATGGTGAGTTTAGTTCTAATGTAAATAACACTTTAAAAGTTTACTATAGGGCTGTAGAAAAAGGTCAAAGTTTTGCAAATCTTATATGGACGGAATTATTACCAACTATAAATGGTAATTCATATTCACAAAATAATTATGTAATAGAAAATGATAGATATGCGCCAAATGGATATGACTATACTAAACAATATGAATTTCAAATACTAGCAGAAGATAGGATACAAGAAAAAAGAGTTGTTGGAATAAACATACCAAAAGGAAAACCAATATTTAATTGGGCTGATGAGCTATTTAATATAAACGGTAATCTGAAAATATATGATATACCATTAATTGAAACAAATTCAAATGCTAATGGCAATTATATTAAATTTGCAGATGGTACATTAATACAATGGGGAAATATAACACATAATGTAAATATACAAAGTATGAGTAGCACATCAGGTTTATATTATCAAGATGGACTAATATTAAATCTTCCTACAAGCTTTGTAAATACTAATTATAGTTGTCATGTTCAATGTGCTTCTAATTCAGCAACATTTCATGTGTATGCAACAAGACCACAAAGTAGCAGTAGATGTGATTTTGATATATCATTTACTGTTCAATATAGTGCTAATAATTATGTATTTAGTTATATAGCAATAGGCAGATGGAAATAATAAAATAAAAGGAGAATAAAAATGAGTGATGATTTGATAAAAGAAAAGTTCGATAATCACGAAGAAAGAATATCGGACTTAGAAAGAAATACTAAAGTACTTGAAACCATGAACTATAGATTAGGACAAATGGAAACAAGTGTTAAGAGTATTAATAACAAATTAGATGGCACTCTAAACGAAAAGGGTAAAAAATGGGACAAACTTATAGACTATATATTCTATGCAATATTAGCTACATTGTTAGGATATGTAGCAGTTAAGTTAGGATTAAAATAGGAGGTTAAATGGATAAGATTAAAAAGATTTCCAAATATGTTGTTAATGCCCTAAATATGATTAATATGCTTTTACTAGGTTTATCAAAAATATGGGGTTGGGGAATAGATAATATCTCTGCTACTATAGTAGTAATAGCTGGGGGTATCTCTGTATATTTGGTAACTGGAAAACTATTTGAAGTAGAAGAAATAATACCAGAAGAAGAAAAAATTGAAGAAATTAAATAATGTGGCACTTTTCTTTCAAAGGGAAATTGAAAGGATGTGATGTAACGTGGATAACGTATTAATTGAAATTAACAAAAGAACAAGGCAAGTATTTTTAACAAATAGTGTAATAGGAAATGATGGTGAAAACCTTCAAGAGAAACTAGTATTCTCCTTTAATGATGAATTTGTAAATGGAACAGCTAGATTAGAATTAATAAAACCAGATAAGACAAAATCTTATATAATGCTAACAAAAGTAAATGAAACTTATGAAATACCTGTTAAATCAATAATAACTAAAGGTGGTAGATTAACTATGCAATTAGTTATTACACAGGGAACTGATCCTAACGCAATTCCTATATTTAAAAGTAATAAGTTTTATGTAGTAGTAAATTCAAGTATTAACTTTTTAATTGAAGAACCTGACGAATACCCACAATGGATTGATGTGGCTAATACAAAACTAAATGAAATAGATGAAGCTATACAAGAGGCATCAAATCTTGATATAGATGTTAATAAAGAAGATAATGTAGCAACTATTACATTGACGGATAAAGAAGGTCAAACAAAAGAAGTACAAATATTAGATGGTGAGCGAGGACCGCAAGGAATCCAAGGACCAGTTGGACCAGCGGGTGCAGATGGCAAGGATGGAAAAGACGGAACAAATGGTCAAAATGCTACTATCAATGGAGTAAATACATTAAACATAGAAGCAGGAGAGAATATAACACTCCAACAAGAAGGAAATACATTAACTATTAACTCATCAGGTGGTGGAGAAGTAACATCAGTAAATGGACAAACAGGCGATGTAGTAATCAATGTTCCTGATGTATCTAATTTCATAACAAAAGATGTAAATAATTTAACATATTATGAATTAAAAACAGCAGTTGGTAATAGTATAGTAATGAGTATAGATAGTTCTACTTATGTATTAAGTGTAAGTCTAAAAAATAGTGCTGGTACAGTATTAAATACACAAACAGTTGATTTACCACTTGAAACAATGGTAGTAGGTGGAAGTTATGATAGTACGAATAAAAAGATTATTTTAACTTTGAAAAATGGACAAACAATAGAATTTAGTGTTGCTGATTTAGTTAGTGGTTTACAAAGTGAAATAACGTCTAATAACAAATTAAGCGCTGATTTAGTAGACGATACAAATACTACTAATAAATTTGTAAGTGCTAGTGATAAAACTACTTGGAACGCAAAATATGACAAACCAAGTGGTGGAATACCAAGCACGGATTTGGCTAGTGGAGTACAAACAAGTTTAGGTAAAGCCGATACAGCAATACAAAATACTGACTATGCTAGTGGTTCAAATGCAGGAGTGGTCAAAACAACTCAAGCAAATGGCTTTGGTGTTTCTTCAGGAGTACCTTATGCTTATAGCAAAACATACCAACAATATGGAAGTAGTCCAGATACTTGTTTTATTGGTAAAGCTACTTTAGAAAATATAATAACTGGTAAAGGTTTGTTAGATAGTACAAAAGTAAAAAATACTAATTCAACAACAGCTGGTGATGTATATGATGTAAGATACATAAACTCATTAATAGGTGATATAAATACAATACTAGCAACATTAACTACACCAAGTAGTAATGTAAGTGAATAGGAGGTAAAAGATGACAACAGCCGATTATTTAGAACAGTTACAACAAGATAAAAGTGATTTAGTAGATAATTTAACAACAAAAGGAATAACAGGATTAACTGGTAATGAAACTTTTACAGAATTAGTACCTGAAGTTCTTAACATTCCAAGTGGGGGTGGTGGTACAACAGAGGCAGAATACAAAGATGTAAACTTTTATGATTATGATGGAGCAAGAGTATATAGTTATACAAAAACAGAATTTCTACAATTAAATGCAATGCCAGAAAACCCTAGTCATGATGGCTTAACAAGTCAAGGGTGGAATTGGAGTTTATCCGATGCTCAAACTTTTGTAACAAATAATGATAAATTAGATATTGCTCAACATTATGTAACAAACGATGGCAAAACTAGAATTTATATTGAACTTCAAGAAGGCAGGACAAGTCCATATTGTGGTTTTGCGTTAAACGGTACTGTAACAATAGATTGGGGAGATAATACAACTAGCACTGTAACAGGAACAGGTACAGGTAATTCGGGTATTGTAAATACACAACACAATTACGCAAAATCGGGTAAATATGTAATTTCTATTAGCAACGAAACTAAGATTTATATTAGAGGAAAAGGTAGCATGACTAATTTGTTGTGGAATAATAACACTAGTGATGTTTTGTATAACTATATATACTTAAACGCAATAAAAAAAGTAGAATTAGGTAATAATGTAGAAATAAGTGAAAATTGTTTTAGACAAGCACGTTGTTTAGAAACCGTTACTATACCAAATAATTTAACAGGAAGTAGTGGTGGTTGGTTTAGCTCAGATAATTCATTAAAATTTATATTAATTAAAGATACATCTTCTACTACTAGAATAAATATGATAGATTGCGTATCATTAAAAAATATCGTATTCTCAAATTTTGAAAGCAACAAACAAATAGAAATGAGTAATTGTTATTCATTACAAAAGATCGTAATGCCAAAAGTTGATTTTTCTACAAGTGGAACGTCCGCCTTTGCAAATTGTACTAATCTAAAATATATAACAATATCAAATAATATAACTACATTGCAAACAAATGCCTTTAATTTTTGTTATTCAATATCTAACATAAAAATTCCTAACAGCATAACAGCAATTCCAAATGGTGCTTTTTCAAATTGTACTGGAGCAAAATATTTTGATTTTAGTACACATACAGCAGTCCCTACATTAGGTACAAGTGTATTCCCAACAAGTTATATTAACGATTTCAAAATAATAGTACCAGATAGTTTATATGATACATGGATAGCAACTAGTGGTTGGAGTTCTGTATCAAGTTATATAATAAGCAAAAGTGATTGGGATGCTTTACAATAGGAGGTAAAAAAATGAAAGTATTTACTAGTAAACAATTTATAGAAAAATTAAAATGGTTAGTCAATGATGTACCCAATGTATATTATAGTGGCACAAATTGGTCTAAGCTTAATTCTAAAGAACAATGGCAATTTGATTGCGTCGTATCTATAAAATCAATTTTGTGGGGTTTTAAAGCAGATAAAAAATTATTTAGAGGTGGTACAGTATATAAATCAAATGGGGTAGCAGATTTTACTTGTAATGGTGGTTTAAATTATTGTACAGATGTTAGCAAAGACTTTACTAAATTAGTACCTGGTTCTTATCTATGCATGAAAGGAACTAAATATAATCATTCAGGAATATGTTTAGTAGCTCCTACCTCAACAAAAAGAGGAAAGGTATTTGAATGTACTACAGGATGGGGAACAGGAAAATGTATAATTAGTGAAATAGATACTAAGGGTAATAGATATTATAATGGTGTTAAAAATGTTCCATGGACATGGAACGGCAAATTAATATGGATAGATTATACAACACCACCACAACCATTAAATCAAGTTAAAATATTACAAGTACATTTAAACGAACAATGGCATTTAGGACTTGCAGAAGATGGCATATTTGGAGTAATGACAAGAAAAGCTTGCAAAGAACATTATTTACAGTATCATACTAACGCACCTATTATGGTTCAATGGTTACAACAAAGACTTAATGAGTTGGGATATAAGCTAGATGTTGATCGTATTTTTGGACCAAAAACTAGAACAGCAGTAAAAGATTTTCAAAAGAAAAAACATTTAGCAGTAGATGGTATTTGTGGAGAGTGTACATATAAAGCATTAACGGAGTAAATCTCCGTTTTTTAATGTAAAAAAAAGGACTAAGCCCACACGGGTAACTTAATCTCATTTTTCGTACGCTATACAACGTACCCCTGTTGTAATTGGAGTTACAACAATTTCTAAACTCAAGCATAGAAAACAAATAAAATACTATTTGATATTCTATACATTTGCACGGTCAGGTTATACGTAATCCCTGCATTATCCTAATTTTCAATAGCGATAATGTTTATGTGCGTTTAATTGCCAACTACATACACCTAAAAGGAGTATGCTAATGTTAGTATTGAGTTATCTGGTAATGCTTCTCCTAACCAGACTTGATAGTGTCCAATGGACCCAAAGAAACACAACTCATCTAACAATATAATTATACCACATTTGACATATTAAAAGCAAGTATGTATAATATAGCGAATTGTGGGGGAAATATGAGATTCATTGAGAATGAACACTTATTTAATTTTATTATAACTTCTATGTATTTTAATGAAGCAAAAAAAGAAAAAGAGATATTTGAGTTATGGCGTAAGGGTTATAATAATTGTGATATTGCTAAACAAGTTGGATATACGGAAGGAACAATAAGAAATAGAAAAAAGGATTTAACGAAACGTTGTAATTTATTATTACAAAATCAATATTAATATATTTACGAATTATTACGAAAATTTACGACTTTTACGATTTATTACTATGGAATATGATTTACATATTCTTTTTTTTATGTATCATAACTACACGCAAGCGAAATTTTGAACTAAAATTGAACTTATCGTATGAACTAAATATGATAGTATGAGATTGGTGGTATATGCTATGAAACAAGAGTTAGCAATAGATATAATATATAACGATTTTATTAAGAAAGTTGTATTAACTGATTATGAAAAAGAAATACTCGATAAATATATACACGGAGACACTTATGTCAAAATGGCTATGGATACTACACAAAGTTATAGTACGGTATCAAGAACTATTACTGACTTGCGAAACAAGTATGAAATATATAAGAAATTGGAATTAACAAAATTGACATTATGGAACAATAAAAAACAGAGATAAAGATGAACTTTTTTATCTCTGTTTTTATTTTATTCTTTAAATAGAAAGGAGAAGTAACCTGTATTATTTTAAAACAATAATCGTGGTTGAACTTCTCTTTTTGTATTTTAGGGAGGAATTTATGGGAAGTTTAATTGAAGACTTACTTGCAATTATGGATGACGAATGTAAGGATTGTGAACAATGGAAAAAGAATAAACCAATAATAATCAATATTTATATGGGAGATGAAGAATGAACCCATATATGTATAATCAACCTACTTTAGATAGGATTAATGCTCAAATTAATGAATTAGAGAAAATGCGTAGTCAAATGCAACAACCTGTTCAACCACAAATGCCTACCTCATTAACACAAAACTTTCAACTTGCGCCTACCAATAGAGATGTAATTAGGTATGCAGCATCAATGGAAGAAGTACAAAGAGACATGGTAATAGGTGATACACCATACTTTAGTAAAGATATGAGTGTTGTATGGATTAAGAACACTAAAGGAGAAATTAAAACTTACGAATTAACTGAAATCGTACCTAAAGATGATAAAGATATTCGAATAGAGTACTTACAAGCTCAAATTGAAGAGTTAAAGAAAGGAATGAAGAAACGTGAATCCAACACAAATGTTGATGAATATGTTGCAGAACCAGTTGAAGATGAGAAACCCACAACTATTTCAACAATTTCAAAATCTACAAAAAAATCAAAGTAACCCTAATGAAATGATAAATCAAATAGTAAGTAAATATACTCCAGAACAAATAACTAGCTTTAGAAAATATGCTAATGGTTATGGAATAACTAACGAACAGTTAGAAAGCTTTGGTATAAAGGCTAAATAGCCTTATATAAAAATAATAGAAAGGAGGTAAATTATGAACGGAAATACATCAGGTATTGTACCAACCGTCGATCTAGCTACTAACAACGCATATCCTTATCCATATCCAGTTATGTATGGTAATGGTGGCGGATTTGGTGGCAATGGTTTCCTAGGTGGAGACGGATGGATAGTTCTATTGTTATTACTAGCCTTTGGTGGTTGGGGTAATAATGGAAACAATGGTGGTTTCTTCGGTGGTAGAGGATTCGATGATGGATATGCTTGGTTGTCTAATGGACAAAAAGAAATCATGCAAAATACCAACAACGGATTTGATACATTGCATCTAAGCAATCAACTAGACACTATAAATGGTGGAATCTATTCATTAAGCAATCAGTTATGTAATTGCTGTGCTGATATGAATCAAACAGTAAGTAATGGTTTCTTTAATGCTGAAATAGCTGCTAATAACAGACAAATGGCTGATATGAACCAAAATTTTGCACTTAGTCAACAATTATCAACTGCTAGTGCTGACAACAGACTTGGTATAGCTAACTTAAACAGTACTATTCTAAGTGAAAACTGTGCTGATAGAGCTGCACTTGCTGATGGTTTAAAAGACCTACTAATTAATCAAACAGCTAATACACAACGTATTCTTGACCAATTATGCAATGACAAGATAGATGAGAAGAATGAGAAGATTACTGATTTACAACGTGAATTACTAATGAAAGATTTACAAGCAAGTCAGATAGCTCAAAACGCATTTATATCACAAGGATTTGCTAATGAAGTTGACCAACTATACAACAGATTAAGCAACTGTCCAGTACCTAGTACACCAGTTTACGGAAGAACTCCTATATTCACTTGTTCAAACAATAATGGATGTGGATGTGGAAACTTCACCACAAGTCAATTTATTTAAGCATGAAGTAGATTACTACTAGCTCGATTACGAGAACTTGCTAATCTCTGCAGAATTTTATGCAGAGAACACAGAGATAGGCATAGTTCTATCTCTTTTATTTAAGAAAGGAGAATATATATGATTGAAACAATTATAAACGAGCCATTGGCTCTCCCAAGTAATGCAAGCCCAATAGTTTTTGATGAAACTGATATTAGAACAAGGTGTGCTACTTGTAATGGGTGGTTAGATTATTCAAATGGTAATCCTAATTTCAAAATATTTGGAAACGGATATACAGGTTATTATGATGTAGAATTTAGTGCTTCTGTTTCTTCGGCAACGGCAGGTGTTGTGGCAGTAGCATTATTTCAAGACGGTGTGATGATCCCAGATACAGTTCGTGCTGTAACTATTGCAGCAGCCGATGATTATGAAACAATTTCATTTGATAAGAAATTAAGAGTATGTCCTAGAGGTACTACAAATATTTCTGTTCAAAGTGTTCCAAGTGTACCAACACCAACTACACCTACAACACCAATAGCAACTACACAGGCAATTATAACTAACGCTACATTTAGTATATCTAGGATTTAATGAGAAACAACTTAGATGCTACATCATTAATCTTACAATTATATAGTGTTATTTTATTATTGCAAGATTATAAAAACAATGATTTAATGAACGAATTACGTTTTCAAGATGAAAAATATCTAAAGACAATAATTCAACAAAACGAAAAAATCATTGAATTATTAACGAAAGGAAGTGATGAAAATGGAACATAAGCTAATGGAAGAGACTGAAAAATCATTAAAAGAATTATTAGATGAAGGTATAACAACTAATAACCTAGATTATGTATATAAACTAACAAAAATTAAACACATGAATAAGGAGGATATGAATATGAATTACGGAAATTATGGCAACTACGGAAACTATAATGGAAGAGGACCTGGACATGGTTCTTATGGTGATGGTTCATACGGAGAATACGGACGATATGGCAATGAATACGGTAATGAATACGGTCGTAGGGGATACGATGCTAAATACCGTGGACATGAGCATTTAGATCGTATGTATGGTGAATATGGACGTTATATGGAAAACCGCAATCGTTATGGTGCTGGACAAGAATCAGATAAGAGTTTTCACTACATGATTAAGTCGCTTGAAGATTTTATTAAAGTTCTTTATGAAGAGGCTAATAGTGAGCAACAAAAGAACGAATTGCGTGAAACTTTACAAAGAAGTATGATGTAAAGTGTATAAATTCTATAATGCAAATGCTGTCAACAGGTTTACAGATGATTGCGTCATAAGAGCTTTGTCTTGTGCTACTAATAAACCATGGGATTATGTGTATGATTACCTAAGCGATATAGCACAATACGAAGGTACATTATTTGATAAAAAGGACTTTGTTATTAATTACTTAGATAGAACATAT